GAGTTAAATCTGTTGCATACCAGAATATGGTTGCGGTTCTGATTGAGGCAATCAAGGAGCAGCAAGAACAGATCAACGAGTTGAAGGACAGGTTGGACAATCTCTAAACTGTCACGGGGGGCATTGCCCCCCTTTTTTATGGGGTATAATTACGGGGTAAACCAATTCTTACATTCGTGTCCCTCGTCAACATCTACTTCGACACTGCCAAAGGTGCCACAGTTCCATCTTTTAATGTTGGAGAGACCCACTTTGCTTGGGAGCATCGGCATCGTGGAAGTGATTATGGTAAGGCAAAGCAGATTGCTGCCCAATTTGATTCCAAGTATATTCGCTGCCGTTGGTGGGAGAATGTTTCTACTCGTGATGACAGGGATGATCATCACGACGACATTATTCATAATTGGTTGATTAAACAACCTGGTATCAAGAAGATTGGTAGAGAGACTTTTGAGTATGATCAGTCTCGATACAACTTGGATATTATCGGTGAGATGATCCATGAACAATTCTTCGCAGGTAAGGAGAAGGTGTATGAGGAATTCAAACCGCGTCCATATCAGCAGAAGTTCCTTAGTAAGATTGCATGGTGTACTAGTAACGAGTTCCTGCTGTTCGCTAAGTGCCGTGCAGGCAAGTCTGCAATGGTCCTGAAGCACATTGTTGATACTGACTATAAAGTATCCCTGGTTTGCTCTCGCCAGAAGTCTCCTGAGGGGTCCTGGAAAGACGATTCAAACAAATACTTCCCTTCAGTCAAGTATGTCTCTCTCAAAAAACCTGGTTGGGAGACACATCTTGAATACTGGCGTCAACGTGATGTGAACGTTGTTCTCTGGGGTACGGTTCAGACTTGCTTGAAGCGTCTGGACAAGATCAAGAACGTTGACTTTGTTGCCTTTGACGAGGCACATATTGGCGGTACTGCTGATCAGTTTGTCAAACTGCGCGAAGAACTTGATACTCGGATCTGCTATATCTCTGGAACTGCTCACAAACTTTGTTGGATGTTCCCCGACGATAATCAGAAGTTTGTCTATACCTATTTTGATGAGCAACTGGATGTCCAGAATGGGGTGTTCCAACGTCCTAAGATGAATGTTGCCTTTGCTAAGTATCAAACTTCTGCATATCAAGAGATCTTTGGTAACGATCCTGATGCGATGAAGAACATCTTCACCATGAAAGGAAATGAGTTCTTGTATGAAGATCTGGTCAGAGAGTTTGCTCATAATTACTTTGGACCGCAACGTAATATCCGTATCGGTGATCGTTTGTTGAAGGGTACATATCACATGATGGCACTGCCCAGCGTCAAGGCATGTCATGCATTCCAAAAGTTGGTTGAGTGTTACTATCCTGCATTGGTAGTTACCTCTGATGCTAAAAAAGATCAGGATGATATCAATCTATTCTTGGATGAGCATTCCAAGGCACTCATCATCACTCAGTCTGCAAATGTTCTGGGTGTGACTGCTAAGAAGATTGATACAGTTATCAATTGCCGTGGTGGAGAATCGATTGAGTTCTGGACACAGTTTGCATTCCGTGGTGGATCTGGTGAACATGATTGGTGGGTGATTGATTTTGATGCTCAGAGGTGCCTACGTGCTCTTCATACAGCGTTCCAACTCGCATGTGATAGCAATCCCTCACTCTCTCAATTCAGCGTTGTAGACTTCACCAACATCCATGAATGGAACGATGGGTTCCAGGAACTGAGCAAGGAAGCATTTGAAGATGCTCTAGCAGCAGATGTTGAGAGCAGTATCTCTACTGTGACCAGCATTGTTGAGTCTCTTGATCTCAGTGGTCTGAGTGACTTCAACTTCAACCTGAAGTCTGCTCTCACGACAGTCTTGAAGGAGACGCAGTTAAATGACAATGGTGCTAATAATCAAAGTTGTGTCGTGATGGAGACTGATCGCGTAAAAAAGTCGATGACCTTGACACGCTGAAGAAGCAGACTGTCAAGGCACTGTTAGAATCTATCCCTCTGACCATGTTCTATATCATCCGTAGTGGTCGGAATGTGTACTCTATCAACGATGTGATTGGTTCTGATGTTTATTCTTCTGTAACTGGTGATAGAGAAGGAATCCTCTCTGAGGTTATCTCTAAGAATCCTCGCAGTGTAGAACTTCTGACCCGTCGTATCGGTTTGGTCTCCAACAGCATTCAGAAGAGCATGAGGCAATCAATCTCTGAGACTATTAACGGTCTATCGGTCTCATCTGCTACCCAGCAATCTATTCCTACTCCATTGCTTGACACGATGATCAATGACTGTCAGGATATGAGCAGCACATACATGTTTGGTGATCCCAGTGGTTCTCATTCTGCTCGACTCTTGGAACGTGGAATTGATCCCAACCGTCTCACTGTGTGGGAGAGTTGCGATAGTCACCGTAATCGTGTAGGATACATTGACGAGCAGATCAAAATCGTTGCTACCCACCCAGACATGAAGTTCACTGCCATTCTTGCCAATCCTCCATATAACGATCCGACCAAGAAGGCACGGAACAACAAACTGTGGACAAAGATAGTGGAAGATCATCTAGAGATGGTTGCTCCTGGTGGAGATATGTGTGAGGTCACTCCTGCATCTGTGTTGGGTAACACTGGCAAGGGTAAAAAGTTCATGAAGTTGTTCTCTACGATCTACAACCTCAAACTGATTGACTACACTGCTGATGACTTCTTCAATGAAGGCGTTGCAATATGTCGTTGGCATCTAGTAAATGAACCATATAAGGGTAAGACTACTGTCATCACTCAAGACGGATCATTTACTTGGGATCTCCGTGATGGTTTGCCTCTCTTTGGTGATGCTGCTCTTAAGCATTCCATTTTAGATAAGATTGCTAACTCTAATCATCCTCGTATTCCCCTGAAGATGGGTCAGGTAATTGCTAATGAGGATTACACTCCTGATGGTAAGTATGAGATTTATAAATCTGCAGATAAGATTGGTAGAACCGATGTTCTTCCCAATACTAGTGATGTACTAAAATTTATTGTACCGTTCTCATCAACATATAAGAAGAGGTTTATCTCTAATGGATATGTGGGTATGCTTAATGCTTGGTGTCCTATTACTTCGGAAGAGGAAGGGACGCGCCTTAGTAAGATCTTTGATAATTCGATTATCAAGTTTTTTGTGGACAATTATAAAAAGACTGCGGGATTTACTCCTGCTATTAAGAATGCGGAAGTACCTGACATCACAAACTATGAGAATCTATCTCAGCAATTTGGTTTTACATCCGAAGAACTGAATTACTTGGAGAGATCCAATGTCATCTAAAAACCGTCACAATCAGCAGCATGGGTCCACTATTGAACGCTCTGATGAGCGGATTAAACAGACACAGGAAGTTTTTACACCAACAGATCTAATTAATCTCATGATAGACGACATTCCCATTGAACAACTAAAGAATCCAAACTCCAGATTTATGGACAACTGTGCTGGTAGTGGCAACTTCATCGTCTGTCTTTACGAAGCGTTGCAGGAATATCATAGTAAGGATCATATCATCAACAATATGCTGTATGCTGTGGAGTTGATGGAAGACAACCACAAAGAGATGTGTAGGAGACTTGACATCTCTGTAGATCACCCACATTTTGTCTGTGCAGATGCACTTCAGTATCATTACAGATTTGATGGAACTACAGGACCTGTCACGGTAGATCAATTTCTGGTATAATATTTGTATTCACATGAGTTCAATGCAACTTCGTCCCCACCAGGCAGAAGCACTTGATGTTATGGATCAGAAGTCCAAAGGCATCGTGGTGGTTCCGACTGGTGGAGGTAAGACCTTTATTGCAATTGCCGATGCAATGCGTGAGATGGATAAGATGGAGGGATGCAAGACCATTGTTGTGGTTGCTCCTCGTCTCCTGCTTGCTCGTCAACTATCTGATGAGTTTACTCAGCATATTAAGAATGCTGCTGTCCTTCATGTTCACTCTGGGGGTAATGATCTTCCATACCATTGCACCACTGATCCCAGCATGATTTACAAGTGGGATTACCATACTACTTGCCATAAGCTAATTTTTACTACATATCATTCGCTTCATCGTATACAAGAATCTAAAATAGTTGTAGATTGCATCTATTTTGATGAGGCGCATAATTCGGTCAAAAAGAATTTCTTTGGTGCTGCCAGGTATTACACTTCTGCTGCTCGCCGCTGCTACTTCTTCACTGCTACTCCTAAGTACTCTGCTACTCTTAAAAGGCATGGTATGAATGACAGTGTTTATGGTGGCATTATTTACAATGTTCCAGCACCACGCTTGATTAAGAACGGTTCCATCCTTCCTCCTAAGATCAACGCTATCCCTATTGCTGCTGTTCGTGAAAAGACTGTTGAGGAGGCAGCACAGCGTGATTGTATGACTCTTTTGAGGACTCTTCGTAATGAAGATCACATGCAGAAGGTTCTGATTGCTGCTCCTAACACTACGGTGTTGGGCAACATGATTATCAAAACCACATTCCTACAAGAGGCAAGGCGGATGGGATATGATATCCTATGGATCACTAGTAGGCAGGGTGCATTCCACAACTACAATAAAATTAGTCGTGAGAAGTTCTTCTCTCTTGTTCGTGAGTATGGTGATCAACCAGATAAGAAGTTTATTGTCATTCATTACTCTATTTTGAGTGAAGGTATCTCTGTTCCTGGTCTTACTTCTTTGGTATTGATGCGTCAAATGAATGTTATTGAGATGTGTCAGTCAGTTGGTCGGGTTCTTCGTTTGCATCTTGATGATGTAAGGAGGATTCAGCAAGGACAACTAACACCTGGTAAACTTGGAGATTACAAGAAGTCCTTTGGACTTGTCCATGTTCCTGTCTACAGCAATGTGGGGATATCTACGGTAAAAAGATTACAAGATGTGGTAAACACTGTATTTGTAGAAGGAAAACCAGCAATTAGCACTGTAAAACGATGAATTACACGTATCAACCTAAAAAATTTAATTTTGTCAAGAGTCTTACTTGGTCGCATATCAATGAGCAGATGTTGATGGGTGTGCATGAAGGGAAGAATGATGTTACTTTACTTTATGGTGAAACTACTGGTAGATACTCAGACTACAAGGGACTATTACTTAACATCCTTATGCAAATGAATAGGGAACCTGAGGGATGGAATTTCATGCACATTTATCATTCTAGAGTGAATAAGGGGGTGACGGCTGGTAGGCATAATGATGAGACTGATGTTATGATTGTTCAGGCAGTTGGTAAAATGATGTATAGATTTGATGATGGTAGTGAGGTAATTATGAACCCTTCGGATGCTTTGTATATTCCTGTCGGAATGTATCATGAACCAGTTATTATTGGACCCAGAATTACATTGAGTTTTGCACAATGACTAACGAAAAGGAATTAAAAGAAATTTACAATTTTTATAAAGGTTGTAAGTCTGGATTTATGACTAGGGACGGTTACGCTGCTGTCCCTGTTGCTGGACGCAAATCCCTTATTGTAGTGTATAATGGGGTTCAATTGAAGACTTGTAGGAACGAAAGTTCTGCCACAAACTTCATTAAAAAACATCGTAACCAAGCTAAAAAAGGAACAGTATTCATCAAATGAAAACCAAGTTTATTTACGTATCACCAATCAGTTCAAAAGCTCATACCTTTTTTGAGGTAGATATGCTACAATTACATACATGCAGAGTTAAAGATGAAAACTCTAAAGCATATCACTTAGAATCGATTACTAAGCAAAGATTCTCAGTTCTTAAACATGATGACTCTAATTGGATGATAGAACAATGATGAATGCTGATCCACATCCAGATACTTTGGTAAGTATTACTTGTGATAAAGAAGGTTTGAAGACTATGATTCTGGCGTCTATTGCTGCTATTCAGCAAGGAGGTATTTGGAATTTTGGTGATGAATATGATGTGGATGTCACGCCATATCATGAAATGAGAGATTCTTTAATTCAAAAGTATACTGCGGTTTATGGAAATGAAGATTTCACAATCTGAATTGACTCATTTGCAGTTGCAAGCGATGCTACGGGAGAATAAATTTCCTAGTAGTGAGTTGTTGTATCTTGGTGAGAGAGATGGAGAACATTATTACTTGATTGGTGGAGAACATGAAGTTCCTGTCTCTGCCATCGTAGATGTAGAACCACAAGATGATTGATCAGTTTAGAATCAGACCACAAATAGTGATGTATATGAAATCGCTATTGAGATTGTGTCTTTCAACTCCAGAGTTACTAAAAGATGAGAAACAAAGTTCTTTATCCGACAACTGCTTTGCAACTCTTAACTTATTAGAATTTCCTCATTCTTACATCTTTTATAACTATATTGGAGAATTAAAGCAAAAAGTTGAAGAGATCCTTAATCTTACTGATCTTGAATATTTCTATTTGCATTTAGTTGACTATACTAATGGTGGTTGTATGCGGGAGCATAGTCATGATCATAACGAAGATTATAGTTTTATACTATATCTAAATGATTGTGATGATGGTGCCACAGTGTTATCGTTGGGAGAACCTTATTATGTTCTTCCTTCTGAGGGGAATGTGTTAGTTTTTTCTTCTTCCATCCCACATTCCTCAAATTATTCTAAGAGCAAACAAGTTCTAGTAGGTGGACTTAAAGTAAAACAAATGGAGACCTAAATGGACTTGGATAGCACCACGAAACATCAGAAACGTAAAGATGCGTTTTACATTTTCTATGAAAGTGTATTGAAACCAGACCATGAGTTACGTCAGGATGCTCATGATCAGGAATGTTATCATGAACTACTAGAATGGCGAGCCGAAATTATTCAGTATTTAGATCAAAGACGCAATGAAGAATTCTACAGTAATAATTAACGAAAATTTATCTCAAGATGATGATTTTAGTGTTGATACTGATCATTATATAAAAGATTGGGTTATTCCTTTTTACCACGTTAAACTTGGTGATTGGGAACGTAAAAAGAATGCTCTTTTAAAAATATGGGAGCATAACTCTAAAGATAATATGATCAGTGGTGATCTTCATGATCAATCTACAGATTATGATAATCGTAATAATTATCATAGTTTAATTGAGAATGTTCTTTATGAAGATATTACAGATGGTCTTCATGCATTGAATTTGGGAGAAACTATGACAGTTGATACTGCTTGGTTCCAAATATATGATAATAGTAGATATCATCCACCACATAATCATGGTTTGGGTCATCTCAGTCTGGTTGTTTTTATCGAATTTGATGAGGATCACTTACCAACTACATTTATCGCACCATTCATTAGTTTAAGGGATGGCAATGTGATGGAATACATACCAAAAGGTGTTACAGAAGGATCTATGGTTCTGTTTCCTTCTGGGATAATGCATTATGCACCAGTTAATCAAATAGAATCTAAGAGAATGATATTGGCAGCAAATGTTACTATCGATGAGGGGAGTAGATGTTAAAAGTACCACATGAGATTCAATTGCATGTTACTCACTCATGTAATCTTACCTGTGAAGGATGTACTCATTACATGAATCAGGGTCACAGTGGTATGCTTTCTATTGAAGATGCGACTGAGTGGATGTGGGCGTGGAGGCAGAAGATTATGCCCCAAAGATTTACTCTTATGGGTGGAGAACCTGCATTGCATAATGATTTGGTTAAGCTTGTGTACTTGACCAGGAAGATGTGGCCAAATTCTTATGTTGAAGTCATATCAAACGGATTTTATTTACATAAACATCCAGATTTATGTGAAGCACTGAAGAGAACTAGGACAGTGTTGGGAGTATCCGTTCACTCTGACAATGATCCTGATTATGTCAAGAAGTTTGAACCAGTATATCGACTGGTAAGAGACTGGATGGATGCGGGTGCTGAAGTTGAGTTAAGACCATCTATTCAGCATTGGATTAGACAGTATAAGGGTTTTGGTGATAAAATGGAACCCTATGAGGATGAGAATCCAAAGAAAAGTTGGAAGCATTGTGTATCTAAACTATGTGTTCAGTTGCATGAAGGAAAACTTTGGAAGTGTCCTGCTTTAGCATATCTTCCTATGCAGGCAGATAAGTATAATTTAAGTGATAAGTGGGATCCATATCTCAAATATGTTCCTCTTGACCCTGAGTGTAATAAGGAAGAGTTGCATGACTTTTTCACTCGTAGGGAAGAATCATTTTGTAAAATGTGCCCTGCAGATTCTCATTACTTCTCTCCCGAAAATCCATTGTTACCTGTGAGTTACTGGAAGAAGAAATATGACACTTAAATTAAATAATGATCAAGAAGAGATGGTTATTAAACTTGCGGAAAGATCAAGGACAGCACCATCTGTTCGGTTGGATGAAATTATTTCTGATGAGTTCATAAGAACTTTTAGAAGACCAAAAAATGAACCAGTTACTAATGCTCAGGATTGGATTGATAAGAGAGATGTAGTTCATTTTGACTTCTCTGGTAATATGATATATCGAGCATATAATTTGTTAACCCCTCATGTTCAAAATGAGATTGAGGAAGATATTGATGATGAACTACGTGCTGGTGACAAGTGGGATAGATCTGTAGAGGCAACAAATAATCTTGCCAATAGAACGTTGTGGTACAAGTCTAGTTGGTATATATTTTTTTCATTAGTAAAAAAACATTTATATAATTATGCAGACACCGTTGGTAATCCTCAAATAAAAGATTATAAAGTCGCTTCATACTGGTCAAAGAGGATGAAGGGGACTAATGATGAGGATTATAATGATCAATTGTATCCAAACTATAAGAATTCTCATAGTCATGATGATTTTGATTTAGGTATGATTTATTACCTAAGAAATCCTTCTAGAATTTATGGTACATTGATTGAGAATAATGACAGAGAGATAATTCTTCCTGGAGACGAAAATTCTTTACTTATACACCATTCTAATGTAAATCATCAACCTGTTATGCCACAACCGATAGTTGCTAATAAAGCACATCGTTGTGTAATTGTTGTAGACTTTAAACATAAATCAAAGTTATGAATGCATACGATAGGATTAAGTATTTTAGTGTGGTAAATAAGATTAATCAGGGAGAATTCAACTCTCTTGATTATGATGAAATTAGATGGTTACAGGAACATCCAGAGTTAATTACTAATATGAAAATTGAGAGGCATAAGCGAGATATTATTCGCAAATGCCCTGGTAAAAAAGATACTGTGGAAGAAATCTTGTTTTTACTTGATTTGTCAGATAGTATGTATAGGTGATATAATGTCCCAAAGAGTAACTTGTATGGAGCACTTAAAAATACAACCATATCAGACTGTTTTAGTTCTAAATTCGAGTTACGAACCGATAAACTTCACTAACTGGAAGAGGGCGGTTATTCTTGTATTGAAGGATAAAGTTCAAGTTCTATCTGGCAGAGTAATCCGACTTGTCAACTATATTAAAATACCGATTAATCGTTTGATGGTCGGTCGTCCTTCAAGATCACTGATTTATAAACGTGATCGTAATACTTGTCAATACTGTGGATCAACTACAAGACTAACTATTGATCATGTCATTCCTCGCAGTAAAGGTGGAACTGATACGTGGGAAAATTTGGTTGTTGCTTGTTCTAAGTGTAATACTGAGAAGAGTGACAAATTATTGGAGAATACACGGCTAAAGATAAGTCGTAAACCAAGGGCACCATATAATTGTGTTGCTTTTGATTTAGCAAACTGTAATGTTCCTGAATGGAGGGAATATGTCTACAACTAGGAGTTTTTAAATGTTTTATCGTAAGTTAAATAGAAAGTTTACCATTGAGCATTACGCTAAGAAGGGCAAAAAAATTGAATATGGTATGGATACACCTATGGGATTCATGGGTATTCAGTATTCTTATGTTCATACAACCAGTGATGAAGATTTGCTGAGGGTTGTTCCTTCCAAGAACAGGGAGGATTGTACATTATCTGTGATGGAACTCAATTATAAGATTCCTCCACACACTGATAGTGATATTGAAGCAATAGTAAACTTCTATATTAAAACTGATAAATGTATTACACAGTTTTATTATCCTAATGATAATCTTGATGCTGTAGCAGAAGGGGTTGACACTCAAACTGATGGTGCTGTTTTTCATGAAGGTCACTTAAAGAAGTCAGTTAGATTCATGGCACAGGATGGTGATGCATATCTTTTAGATGTATCAAAACCACATTCTGTAACTCCAACTGGTGGATCAAACATGACAGATCGTAAGTGTATTTGTATGCAGATTCTTTATAAATCTTTTGATGAAGCAGTCAAAATGCTAACGGAAACAGGATATATTGATGATTAAAGTATTTGATGACTATCTTCCACAGCAAGAGTTTGATAATATTCGTGCATATTATGAGGGTGAACTTGATAATGGTACTCAAGAAGGATCTTGTAATTGGCAATTTGTTCCTGATTGTGTTGGATTAAATGATCCAGATGAGCATTATCATTTTACACAAATAGTATTCTCAATGCATACTATACTGGTTCCTAGAGCATTTTATTTGCTGAGACCCTTGTTTGAAAAGGTGGGAATGTCATCAATTGCTAGAATTAAAACAAATTGTATGATGCAGACGGAAAAAATAAAGGAATTGAAGTTAGGATTTCATACAGACTACCCACAAAAATTGACTACGGGTATATACTACATTAATGATAATGATGGATATACTTTATTTGAAGATGGGACAAAAGTTCATAATGTTGCAAATAGATTTTGTATATTCCCCTGTGAGACACGACATACTGCAACAACATGTACAACCGCATCACGTAGACTATTAATCAATATTAATTTTACAAGTTTTGAAGATCTATGATATTCCGAACTAAACAATTAGAATTTCATGTAATACATAACTGTAATTTTACTTGTGAAGGATGTTCTCATTATTCTAATCATGGACACTCTGGTACAATAGACGTAGACATTGCTACAGAATGGCTATATAATTGGAGTCGAAGAGTAAAACCAAAACACTTTGTTATATTGGGTGGAGAACCTACGCTCCATAAGAATCTTGTTGATATGGTATACATGGTTAGGATGATGTTTCCTGATCCATATACTAAAATAGATCTAGTATCGAATGCATCATTCTTACATAATCACCCAAGACTTCCAGATGCTTTACGTGCTACTGATACAACTTTAGCAATATCAATACATAGCACAAAAGATTTAAATTACGCTAAACGAATTAAAAAAGGATACACTCTAGCAAAAGAATGGAGGCATTCAAATAAAGTAAGAGTAGAGTTTTGGGACTTTACTAACAAACATTGGATACCACAATATACTGGATATGGTGACAATATGATGCCATATGAAGATAACAATTCTTACCAAAGTTGGAGTAATTGTGTGTCAAAACATGCACTACAATTGCATGAGAATAAATTGTGGAAATGTCCAGCACTTGCATATTTACCAATGCAAGCAAAAAAGTATAATTTGAGTGAGAAGTGGGATCCTTATTTAAAGTATAAACCATTAGATATTGATTGTACGGATGAACAATTGCAGGAGTTTTTAAGTAGAGAAGATGAATCCTATTGCTCAATGTGTCCTGCAAATCAATTAGAACCAATCATCAAAAAAGATCCAACATTACCAGTTAGTTATTGGGAGAGAAATTATGATAACATGGGGGATATCATCGAATAGTCATAATGCTGCATTGGCAGTATTTTCTAATGATTCTCTCATGTTTGCTTCTGAGAGTGAACGTTTTAGTAGAACAAAGAACGATCCATATATTCATGATTCTCTCACATTTCATGCATTAAAATATGGGCAACCTGATCTTATTTGTTGGTATGAGAATCCTCTCCGCAAAAGATGGAGACAGATTAGATCGGGTCAAGGTCCATTCATAGATAACTTCACAAAGTATTCTAACTGTAAGCATAAGTTTGTTGATCATCATTACAGTCATGCTTGTGCTGGATACTATACTAGTAAGTTTAAAGACTGTGCTATACTTGTAATCGATGCCATTGGTGAGTTCCAAACACTTAGTATATGGAAGGCGACTGAAAATACAATTGAATTAAAGTATGAGTTAAAGTATCCAAATAGTATTGGACTTTGGTATTCAGCGATGACTCAAAGAATTGGTTTAAAACCCAATGAAGAAGAATATATTTTGATGGCATTGTCTGCTTATGGTGATAGAACAAAACTTACTCGAAAGATACTTGATGATTTGATTGGTGTTGATTTAAAATCTAAGCGCAATTTTCATCGTGGATGTCTTGATTGGGCACCAGGAGAGAGTGATGAGGATATTGCCGCTGCAACACAACATGTATATGAAAACTTATTTGCAACTGCTTTAAACAAGGCGAAGTCTCTTACTGATAGTAATAACTTAGTTTTGATGGGTGGTTGTGCATTGAATTGTGTTGCAAATATTCGTGCATATGATTATTTTAAAAATGTGTGGATTATGCCAGCACCAGGAGATTCTGGTTCTGCAATTGGTGCAGTATTGGCACATAAAAAGAAGAAGATAAATTTTACACCATATCTTGGATATAAAATTCTACAAAGAAGTTCAAATAGTAATATTGTTAATTACTTGCAGGAGAATAAAGTATGTGGATTGGCGAGAGGTAGAGCAGAGTTTGGACCAAGAGCATTAGGTGCTAGGAGTCTTATAGCAGACCCAACTAATCCAGGTATAAAGGATAGGGTAAATGAGATTAAAAAGAGACAATCATTTAGACCATTCTCCCCAGTGGTTCCTATTGAATATGCTTCAAAATACTTTGATATGCATGATGATCTTGTAGAAAGTCCTTACATGCAATATGCAATAAAATGCAAATTACCAGATAAACTTCATGGTGTTGTACATGTTGATGGTACTAGTAGGGTGCAAACTGTGAGGAAGTGTGATGCACCAAAATTGCATGATTTACTTTTACGTTGGGGACAAGTATCTGGTCACCCAATTCTTCTGAATACTAGTTTAAATGTTAAGGGAGAACCGATTGTTAATGATGAATATGATGCTCAGAGATGGTCTCAATTGAATGGTGTTGAAGTATTTTCATGAATAATTTATTACCAGCTACAGAAAGTGGATATCCCCCATATCATTTTCATGACAATGATAGTGAAGAATTATTTAAAAAAAATTTAAAAACTCAGGGTCCTGATTGGGAATATCGTAACAAGTTTATCAAATATACCATGAACAGTTTGGGATATAGGACTTTGGAGTTTGATAAAATACGATGGGATGAAACCGTAGTGATGTTTGGATGTTCAAATACTTTTGGAATTGGAGTAAATGTAAAGGATAGTGTTCCTGCACAATATAGTAATATTACTGGTATTCCTGCAATCAATCTTGGAGTTCCTGGATGTAGCGCACAATATCTTCTGTATAATAGTGCAATTTATTTAAAAAACTTTCCTAAACCAAGGGGGGTGGTAATTGAATATCCAGATTCTTCTAGGTGTACTTTATTTTTGCCTGAAAGGAGTGATGGTTTTATGCCAGTTAATTGTGGAAATTGGACAGAAGATATTAGTGGGTTGGGAAAAGCATGGAGAAGATTTGATGTAAATATGGTAACACATTTAAAACTTATGAGGTTAACCTTGCAACAAATGTGGAGTGGTGTTCCATGTGCTGAGTATCATATATTCCCCTCAAACTGTAGAATACTTCCAGAGTGTAAGTACATAGACCAAATTGATTATGCAAGAGATTTAACTCATCCAGGATCCAAAACGAATCAAATTTCAGCAAATTATATTGCAGAGACTTTAAATTTGTGATATACTACCAGTAGTCAAGAGGTCATATCATGACTGCAAAATCATTCACGGGTAAGGGTGGTGAGACTTGGGAGTGGGATGAGACTCCTGAGGTCGTTGAAGCAATTAAACAGCTTCATACCAATGCTCAGAATCGTAAACTTGTAAAACCACATCCATATCATAGTAATGAACAAAAAACCACTGACTCCTGAAGAAGTAAAACAAGCAGCAGATCAATTCTTTCCTCTGTTTGATGTTATTCTCTCAAATATGCCAGAAGAGTCTAAGATTGAAGATTGTCTTAAAGTAATGGAGACTGTCTGTACTCTTGCTCACAAACTTCGTGCAGAAGAAGAAGAGAAATCACTACCTTTTGGATTTAATAAAAAAGATGACGGAACCTCAACATCAGACTAAAAAGTCAACACTAGCAACATCTTTGGGACCTAATCCTACAATAGAGAAGGTTATTCCTGATGATGTTACTTGGATAGATGATGCATTTTACATCAAGAAAACCCGCTTTGGTCTTTACACAAGTGTATTAAGAGAACCTTATGGTGCTAACTTTATTACTGGTGCTACCGAAGATGGAGTTGTCCAGATAACACGATGGCATCTTAAGTGTCTACAAGATGGAACACTTGATGATTATACTTATATTACCTCTGTCACTATGGGAGTTAAATTATGAAGAAATTATTTGATGCTTTAAGGCGTCGGATCAGAGATATACTTCAGAAGCGCAAAAGTAGAAACCGTGATCCCTACATTTATCGATGACTAATTACGATTTTGAATTTAAAAGCCTTGATGAGCGTATTGCTCACCTTGAGGAGCAGGTAAAATTCTTAGAAATGGAGAGAGTTGAGACAATCAACTCTATGTATCAACTTGAGAATAATTTATCAAATAGAATTGACAAATTATTAACTACAAAATATAATTTCGACAACTACACACTTGGAGACAAATGAAGATCTTTCTTGACACTGCGGATACTGAGGAAGTACGGAAGTATTTTCAGACAGGACTTGTTGATGGTGTGACTACAAACCCATCTTTGATTCGTAAGAGTGGACGTAATCCTGAGGATGTATATCAGGAATTGATTGATATTGGTGTGCGCGATATTAGCATGGAAGTCGTTGGTGACTCCACTGTAATGTATGAGGAGGGACTTCGCCTTGCTGAGAAGTTTGGTGAGTCTGCAACCATTAAAGTTCCTTGCACTCCTGATGGTTTGCAAGTTTGTCGTCATCTATCCGTAGGGAATGATATCAAGACCAATGTAACTTTGGTATTCTCTGTTGCACAAGCAGTGATGGCAATGAAGTCAGGTGCAACATACATCTCTCCTTTTGTTGGTCGATGTAATGATAACTCCTTTAGTGGAGTTGAATTAGTTCGTGCTATTGCTACTTGTAGATCTGTTCATGGTAAGAAGACTCAAGTGTTAGCAGCATCTCTTCGTGATGCACATCATGTATCACGATGCTTCATGTATGGCGCTGATGTTGTCACTATGCCATCTAAAGTGTTCAATGCAATGTATGATAGCGTCTTGACTCGTGAGGGACTTGCTATCTTCCAGAGTGATTATGAAGCATCTCTTGAGGCGTTAAATAATGTATGAGGAACTAAACTCATTTGAAGAAGCACTTAAACACTTTGGTACACGAGTTGAATACACCATTGCCATGGAAATGTCAAGACGTATCACTCCTGAAGATGCTTATCAAATGATCAAGGATGAACTCAAAGAAGTCAAAAAGTGTCGTAAACTATTCAACAAGGAGAACGCATAATGTCACAACCACGTCAAAGAGATCCATCCGATCCACTCTATGATGCTAATGATAAGTGGAATGAATATAAGGTAGACTTCCATGCTAATGAAGAACACTCAGATGATGAGTGGGATCCAAAGACAGAAGGTAAGATTGCTGATCCAAAGAATCGTCACCAAGATAAGGTTCTAGATAAATTCTGTGATGACCATCCTGGTTCTCCCATGTGTAAAGTATTTGATGATTGAACAATGACTGCTAAAATCTATGAGTCCCCTGACGGTGGCAGAACAGTTTATGAACGTGAAATTGGTAGTGATGAACCAAGGCGTCAGATCTACCCTGATATTATGAATCAGATTCAAGCAACATCCCCATATAATGATGGATGGACGCAACAATTTTACAAAGAACAGTGGCCTCCATATGTTCCTGAGGGGTTTAAAGATAAATATGATAGTTATCAAGAAGTCCTAGCAGATGGTTGGGAATTTACTGGTGATGGATTCTGGATTAAATGTAGTTGATAAATAAGTAAATAAAGGAAATATGATTGTAAGATGGCAACGCAATTAACCGCCACTGGGGTTACCTTTAATGACGGTACGTCTATAACATCGAAATATTCTGTACTGGCTAAAAATACAGTTAGTGTATTTTATCAAGCATCGGCACCTACTGGATGGAGTCAAGTTACTGCACATAATGATAAAGCACTGCGTTTGGTGAATGGGACTGGTGGTGGATTTGGATATGGTACTCAATCTGGAGGAGGTGGTAATACGTTTACTCAGACTTTTCCATCGTCAACGTCTTCCGTTAGTGTAAACTATAGTTCTACTGTTCCAGTTAGTGGAACTGTTGGTGGTCACATCTTAGCAATTTCTGAGATACCTGATCATACACATAATTCTCTTATTGGACCATCTGCTAGTGCATCTACTGGTAGTGGTAACTTTAGAACTTCTGGTTCTAACCAAACTGGTGGTGTGACTTCACAGGTGGGAATTGGGCAGGCACATGATCACCCTTGGAGTGGTAGCATTAATTTTAATGTAAATGGATCTGGAAGTATTGATTTACGTCTTCAATACATCGATGTAATTATCTGCAAATTTAGCTGATATGGCAAGATTAACAGCGAACGGAATAGATTTTGATCTACTGGATCCAAGTAATAAGATTAATAGTTATTACTGGCAATATCCTGCAGGAACAAAGAAGGTATTTTATCAAGCAGCAGCTCCTGTAAGGTGGACACAAGATACTAGCAAAAATAATAGAGCACTTCGTGTTGTAAACTCTGCTGGAGGTGGTACTGGAGGTGTACAGAATTGGACTAGTGTATTAAAATCAACAGCATCACTCGCAGTGGCATTATCAGGAACATTTCCTGTAACTGGTAGTGTTGGTAATCATACACTGTCACTTGCACAATTACCTGACCATACCCACCCGAGTCTTTTTGGTCCAGCAGGTGGTGCTGGTGCTACACCATTTAGTAATACTGGTGCTAGATTGCAATCTGGAAGTAGTAATACTGGTACTATGGTTCCTGCTGGTGGTGGTAGTGTCCATGATCACCCTTGGAGTGGGAGTGCAGTAGTAGATGAGAATACTAATCTTGTAATTGATTTAGGTGTTCAATATATTAATGTAATAGTTTGCAGTTTGAACTAAATATGGTATGATAAATTTGACATGGAGTTGTAATGGCTAAACTTGAAGTTGGTAAATTTTGTCCTCTAATCGGTAAAGATTGTATCGGTTTAGAGTGTTCATGGTATACTCAAATTAGAGGAATGCATCCCCAGACTGGTGAACCAGTGGATGAATGGGGGTGTGCTGTCACATGGATGCCAATGTTGACAATTGAAAATTCTAATCAGCAGAGATCTACTAGTGCTGCTGTAGAGTCATTTAGAAATGAGATGGTAAATGCAAACGAGAGTAACATTAATGTCCTCTCTGCTGCTGCACAGATGCTTCATGAAGCAAGAACCACAAAAGTAATTCCAGCACAAGTTGAAGAGGTTGAAAAAGAATGAAAAAATTTACTTTAATTGAAGAAGATAGGTACATCAATATTGATGGAAAAGGTATCTGGTTTTCTGAAGAAGATTGGCCATTTAAAGAAATTGATCATCTTTGGGCAATTCAGTGGAAAGATGATGGATCTGAGAATGGTATTGGTCATATTGAATATGATTCTGCTGACAGACAAAACGATCCAGTAACAAAAGAATGCCTTCAACGTTACGTTGAATTGTGGCAAGATACTGTTGAAAAGAAAGAACAAGAGGAAAAAGCACAATCTGAGCAAGAAAAAAAAGATCAATATTCTTGGTCTGAGGCAATGCGAGAGCTTGAAACTCAGATGGAAGAAATGCAAGCACGGCATGATAAAACTCTGAAGGAAAATCTATCTCAAGATAGGATGTTGTATGATAAGTTGCAACTACAAGTGCGCGAACAAGAAGAACGTCATGCCTCTTCTATCATGGAGATGATGAGAGAAGCAGAGAGTGATAGAAGTTTATATAATGAATTGACTTCAGAAATGCATGGTCAAGAAGTTAGACATGAAGAAGCACTTAATGAAATGTTGGTGGATCATGACCAACAGATGGAGACTGTTCATAAAGAGATCTCCCGTCAACATGAAGAGTTGTTTTATGGGCAAGACATTGTTGAGGGTCAGGAAGCAACATATACTAATAATGTAAAATACGATAATATTACTTTATTTGATGGTAATGTTGATGATAGTTTGTTTGATGATGTAATTGAAGATAGTCACTTTGCTGATGAACCAATTCCTTTAGATGAAGATACTGATGCAAAAGATGATCTTTCAACATTACTTGCAGAACAGGAATCAGAAGAACCTCAAAAAGACATAAAAAAAGACTTCAACGATGTTGATATGTCTGTACTTGACGATGAATTTAACTTAGAATTATTATTCGATGATGATTCTGATGAACAAATTGTTGCTGAGATTGAAGAATTGATATCTGTGGATGATACTGGAATAGTATTGGAAAGTCTAGTTCAAGAAGTGAGTGATGATGAATCAAAAACTGATTGAGAACAAGTATCTTCTTGTTCCTAACTTTATATCATGCTCAAGAGCAAAAGAGTTATCTGATAATTTTAATTCGCATTACAAACAGTTTGAGACTGTGCATGATCCTCAAGTGGATGGATGCATTGCAAAATATGATTTTCCACCATTTATTGAATTGTTGGTAGAGAAAAATCAAACTGTGTGTCAGTTGGTGGGTGAGAATGTCTTACCAACATATTGTTATTCTAGGAATTATCGCCATGGTAACATACTTACTGGTCATGTAGATAAACCTCAATGTGAAATCTCTTTGACTGTAAATTTGGAGTGTGATAAGGTATGGGATATATGGATTGAGACCCCACAGGGTAGAGAATATGTTTCTCTAAACCCAGGTGATGCTATGTTATATCTTGGTATGGATGCACAGCATGGTAGAGATTCATTTGATGGGGAATCATGCACTCAAGTATTCTTGCATTATGTTAGATCGCAAGGGCCATTTTTTAAATATTATTTTGACAAAGACCACAGATATCGTGATGATGAACTTAAAAAAGAGGTGATCGAAGTAAAAGAAGTGGATAACTCTCAATTTGCATCAAATAGTTTGAATGATTATGTCAAGGTATATAATAACATCTTTACACCAGATGAGTGTAAGATGATTCTTGATGAATATGTTGATTGTAGTGAATGGGAGACTGCAAAGGTAAGTTCTGATGCAAGAGAGAATAGAGATGTTCGCAATTGTGACCTGATATCCATCTCTACACCTGATGTCATTAAAAACGATCTTAATAGAGTTAATATTGATCAACTGATATTTAAAAAAGTAGATCTTGCTGCTAAATTATATGCAAAAGATTTCCCATCGTGCTTTTTAAAAGAGGATAGTGGGTATAATCTACTAAGGTATAAAACTGGTGGTTTTTATAGTCAACATACTGATAGTTTTAATGAACAACCTCGTACAGTAGCAATGTCTATTAATCTTAATAATGATTATGAGGGTGGTGCTATGGCATTTTGGAATAAAGAACTACAAATAATGGTTGGATTGGGAGATGTAATACTGTTTCCTGCCAATTTTATGTTCCCACATGAGATTATGGAAGTTACAAATGGTACACGTTACTCTATTGTAACTTGGTTCACTTGATGTTATAATGATGCAAATGCATTTTTTTAAATGGCACTATCTAATTCAGTAACAGAATCACTTGATGATGCAGAAGCAAGTCTCCGCAATGCTCTTGCATTTGCTGCAAGAGGAGAAAAACCTTTTGTTTGTAAGACTATTGCTGAGATGATATCTAATATTGAGCAGATGAAGTCTATTGATGAGATTTTTGATAAATTGGATAATCGTAAAGATGGTGATTCTGGTAGTTGGGGTCCGATCACTGGTTTGAACGACTAAATCTTAAGGGATGTGAAAGAGAATTTACAACTATCCTAGATAATGTTAGAATATCAAGACATTCCAAATACATTCTATGATTAACTTACATCAAAGGTTCAACCACTATCTTCATACTAGTAGAAAGTTGGACATTCAAAATATTGATGAGAGAGTTATCAGTTATGGTTGGACTGATGATGGTTCAAATTTGACTGGATATTATATTCAAACAGAGAATCATAGAATGTACTTCGATCTTAATGAGAACTTTAGGTTCAAAGAAGATTGGAAAACTGATATAGATATTATTAAATCGCGATAGTTTTTATGGAGTGGGATGGTAGCAAGTGGAAGATCTTAAACAAAGTGGGATTGTTATGCCTTGCTCTTAATAAAGATTATAGAAGAGAAACTCTTTGGCGCATAGGTAGGATAGAGGAGACTCAAGGTATTACTCTTGATACTAAATTCAAACGTAGAGAGATTGAAAACAATCTAGAAATAGGTGCATTTGTTATTGACTGCGAAAAACGTAATAAGAAATACTTTAAAATTTGTAGAATTGATGAAGAATTTGATCTCATTCCCCATGCCTTTGTTGATTTTACTACAGGTAAAGTTCATAAAGCAAAAAGTATAAAATCTGCCGATAAAAATCTTGGTTGGGATATTGATTTTTGTATCAAATATTGTGACTGGAGAGGTAATTATTTAAATAAAGATCCTAAGAGAGAACGTTATGAGCATGTACGACAACATTAGGAATAATTACGACATTGGACCTGGATTTAATAATAGAGTCCTTCAAACTAAAAATATTTGTACGACGCCAATGATGCGTAATTTTTGGATAGATCCAGCAGGACAATTATGGGAGATTAATTGTGATGGAACCCATGATTTTTGTGAAGATGCTAATAATGCATTTGGATTTGGGTGGATTAGGAATGGCAACCATGGTAGATGTTCTCCTGTCTACTTAAGTTCTTCTATCACAGTATATCCTGAGAAGTGGGATTGTAAGTATGCTCCATTCCCTGAATGTAAACTATTATTTCGTGATGGCATCTTAGAAGTGGTAACAAATATTGTGAAGTCTTAAGTTATGTCTCAAGTTAACAAATGTTAGTGAATTAACACAAACTATGCTATATAATATGGGTAGAGGAGAGGGAGTTGCTTATGTGATCAAATTGCACCACATTATGTAAAAAAGTACTTTTGAAGGATGATTCTATCATGCATAATTTAATTTCTTTTAACCAGTTAGCAGAATGGAGAAGATTCGAGCAAAGAGTTGACCAATGCACTGCAATGGAGGGAGCAATCAACGATTACTTTGAATGTTTAATTGAATGCGATGACGCACAATCAAAATGCAAAAGAATTTGTAAAGAGATTTTATCGGATAAAACTTTGGAGAGTAAACTAGTATGAGCACTCTGTAAATTTTAATTCTATCCCCCCTTGACATAGGTGTCATGGGGGTCTTATAATATATGGGCATATGCTGGGAATAAATGCAAGCTTGGGAACGTATTGAATATAAACTCAAAGAGATTGAGGAGAAGATTGAGGAGATTCGTAAGGATGTAAACTCTTGGAGACCTCAAGAATGGGAATCATACTACGAAAACGATCCGTTTACTCAGATATCTAGTAGTAGATTAAATACTAAGCAAGATATAAATTTAGATCAATAAGAACATGAATCCAGATGATATAAAACTGAATACTACCACCAATTTGTTTTCATATGAGAAGATCTCTCGTGAAATTGAGAGTTGTAATGATCCCAGTGTGCTTAAGAATATGCTCAGATCTTACGTCAAACTATATTTAAAGCAAACGGAAACAATTAAGTCTATAGCAAATATGCAGGTTGACTGACAATTGCTTGCTTACTGTGATACATATGGTAGACTGGAACCGTTTGAGGGTGACACAACTATGCCAGAATTGAGTAAATATCAATTAAGTCTCATTATTAAAGCATTGGAGAACCGTCGTACTAACGAGGTTTGTAATAGTAAATGGTATAATGATTATACTGATATTATTATTGCAATTAAAAACTATCAGACAATGACATCAGAGCGTTCTACTCTAACTAATATTACAGAAGCATCTGAAGACGATTGGAAAGAGTTTTGGTCAAGTAATTCGCCAGAACTCACATCTAATAACATGTATTGAATAGGTAATTATGAAAGTTGGAATTATTGGACTTGGACGAATGGGTGAAGGAATGTCCCGTCGTCTTATTACAGCAGGACATGAAGTGCATGGATATCGCAACAACTATAAAAAATCTGAAGAGCAATATGAAGCGGGTTATATCAGTGGATGTACCACTTCTGTGGAAACTCTTGTTCAAGTAGTAAAACAAAAAGAATGTATCTACGGGGAAAAATCTGGAGAGACAATCATTACACAACAACCAGGCATCTTTATGATGGTTGTCCCAGCAGAATCAGTAGAGGATACGCTAAATGAGTTACTACAATTTTGTGGTGAAGGAGATATTATTATTGATCATGGCAATAGCAATTTTAAGGACAGTAGGAGACGGGCAGAGTATTGTTCAAAGTTGGGTGTCGCGTATCTTGACTGTGGTACTAGCGGTGGTGTTTACGGTTTGGAGCGTGGATACTGTCTTATGGTTGGTGGTTCAGATTATGCAGTATCCATCTGCCGTTCTCTCTTCGATGCACTTGCTCCAGGAATCAGTGCTGCCCCACGCACAGGGGATGGTTCCTATGTAATGTACCCAGAAGAATTTGGTTGGATGCATTGTGGCGAACCTGGGGCAGGGCATTTTGTGAAGATGGTTCACAATGGCATAGAATACGGTATAATGCAAGCATATGCAGAGGGATTTAACATTATTCATGAAGCAAATGCAGGTTCTAAGTATGTTAAAGCAGGAGATGCCGAGGTCGCCCCAATGGACAACCCTGCCGATTATCAGTATGACATTGACGTTGCTAAGGTTGCTGAGTGTTGGCGTCGGGGTAGCGTTGTTGGTAGTTGGTTACTTGATCTTACCGCTGATGTTTTACGCAGCGATAGAGAGCTTAGCAAGTTCGATGGGGGAGTATCAGATTCTGGTGAAGGACGTTGGACTGTTCACGCTGCTGTGGATCTTGGCGTACCCGCTCCTGTCATCAGCAGTGCGTTGTGGGCACGTTTTGAGTCGCGCCGTCTTGGTGCTTTCACTGCCAAGGTTCTGAATGGTATGCGAGCAATGTTTGGAGGACATGATGTCCGATAGGTTTAAAAATTTGGAGAATTATTAAAATGGTTTATGAATCTTCCGATGAACAAATGAGTACAAAATCATACTCTTCTCAACGTAAAGAACGTCTTGACGAAGCAGTGTTTGATTATATCTCAGATGAACAACTTGATGCTCAACAAACATATAATGATCTTATTGATGTAATAAAAAGTGATGCAGCATACTTTAAAAAATATTACGATAAGTGTAGGGATCTCCTCTTCAAAATGGGATACTACGGTCCTGTAGAAGAAGATGTAGATGTGAAGGATAGTATCACATCTGTTATTGATGAATACTATATCTCTAGCGAAGATGATGGAACTATTAAGATAGATAAGTTCCGAACCCCACCAGTCTCTTGATCTGCTATGATATGTGGGTAATGCACACGATCTTATGGCATCCTATCCTCTTGGACTTGACAATCCCATGGCAGTCAAGCAAGTATGGGGCAGCACTAGGTGGGCACTCTATTGGAAGGAGGACTGGATCTTGATTGATACCTTCTCTTGTCAGTCTATGGCAATGGGTGCTCGTCGCGCTATTTTGAATGGTATGGGGTACAACTAATCTAATGAAAATCACACAGTATCTCCTGGGCGGCATCTTTGCCTTTGTCGCTCTCACATGTTACCTGCTGTTCTTAGCAGAACGTGATGGTAAGATGATGAACTACTATGATTCAACAATTCAGAGGAGGACACTTGACTAAGTGTCCCAATGGAGTCAGTTGATGCCTCTATTTGCCCTATACTAAGTTCATCAGCAAATCACCTATGACTGCCACCTTCACCGACTACGTTGCTCAGAAGGATGCTCAGAACACCATTCAGTTGAATGTCACCAAGTATAGTCTGATGCTTTGTGATGCTCTCCAGCAAAATCATCAACGTCAGTATCCAAATAGTGGTCGCAACTATTCTTATGCACTGATCTCTGGTCGTAAGTACCATAAAGTGATGCAGTGTGTAGATGGTCAGACTGAATCAGTTCATGCCTTCATTGACAAGAAGACTGGTGAAGTTTACAAAGCAGCATCATATAAATCACCTGCTAAAGGTGTTCGTTTTGATCTGCGATTGATTGAACAACGTGAATGGTTGTTTGAGAACGCAGATTGGGCAGGTAGTTATCTTTACAGTCGTTGAGGATTGAATTGTGTTTATTGAATATGATTACCAGCAGGTAGAAGTACCTCAAGAGATTTTGAGGTACTGTGATCAGTTTACAATGGACTCTCATCGTAATGAGTTGAAGTATTTGGATTGTGTTTATATGAATATGGGGTATTATGGTAATGATCCTGAGCAACTAAGAGAGATGCGTAGACGTTTGATGCCAGTATTTGAATGACTTACACCAAAGAACAACTGATTGATGCACTTGTACATGAGTGGGATTATCTTTGTCATGATGATTATGATCCTGATGATGACACACCAGAGGAGTATCGTCTCAAGTTAGAGTTACTTACCATTGAAGAATTGGTAGAGGAGACATCAACTGGTGAAGGTTACACACTG